ACACTGAAGATTTCGCTGGCGACGTATTACCGGTATGTTAGGTTGAAGAATAAAAATTGGCGTTTTGCCATTTATGTTGAAATCAGATAATTTAATTTGTGCAAAATATATAGTACTTGTACCTTGCAGTATAGCGTGTTTATGGATTATTTGCCAATTTGATAACCCAGATATGGGGTTATTACACATGGTTACCGCACCGAGATTATAAACGGGATTAGCGGGGTTGATTGGGTTATTGTCAGCCATTCAAAATGTGAGAAGTTAATAAGCGGGTCACACAAAGAGCTTTGCAATCGCCTATTCCCGAGATACAACATCGAGTGGCAGTCAGACTCAACGGTGGTGCATTAAGATTTAGCATTAATCAACTTATGAGAAAAGGAGATGGTATGACTAGCCCTGTAAGTTCAAAAGACGCCGGTACGATCCACGATGTTACGTGAAATAGAAGATCGGGTCAATCAGATCAATCAAATGGATGGCATCTCTGATAATACCGATGAGCCTGTCCATTTTGACTTTCTGAAAATTCGGCAAGCCTGCCAGGCGATTGCTCAAAAAATCGGCACTGGAAAGGGCTGACAGAGAAACGGATAAAGAGGGGACCTTCAGGAAAAGGATTTTAAAGCTCGGTAAGCATTTTATGATTTCATAGAATCTCTTAGCATGTTCTCTGATTCGTTTCCTGAAGCAACTCCTTCACCACCCACCCAACGCCAACTTCAGCTCGCTGACCTGCGCCTACATCGCCTCAACCTGTCCGCGCTGCCCGGCTGCATCCTCACGTGCAGCATCGCGCTCGCCTTGCATCTGCTCAGCCTGCTGCAGTGAGCGGCTCCGCTCTTCCTCAAGCAGCGCCAGGCATTCGCACACCTGCGCCAGATCGACTGCTTGTGCATGCTGGCTGCTCTGGGCTTCTGCCAGCACTGCAACGCCGCTTTACACAGCGCAATATTTACAGCATCTTGCTTCATAAAAAACGGCGGTTTATTCAGGATCGCACTCATACCTGGCTGAATGCAGCAAGAGCAAGCAGCGTGCAATGGCGGCAGGTTGCAAGCTGCTGCTGCCCGCTGATGGCGAAGAAGTTGGGCAATTCAACCAGTACAGATTATAGCACAAACACAAACTTACACTACTTCAACTGCGACGTCAATCGAACGATCGCAGCATCATAATCTGTTTGACTAAATACTTTGCCATTTGGACCATAAGGAACACCAGGTTTGAATGGATAACGTTTTTGTAGATAATCGAGGAAGGGTCTGTTAATCGACTTTACTTCCCACCAAGCAGTTCCCCATAGATTTACCCCATTGAACCTTGTGACGTCAAATTCAGCATCTCGCAGATTCATCCAGTTTAAAAAAGCGCTCTCAAATATTACACCAGACAAGTTAATGCCTTGCCAATCAGCATTTAATAAATGTGTAGCCGACAGATCAACTTGGATTTTAGGTGGCCTCGCTGTTTTCAACAGGCTGCCGATCTGAGATGTGATTGTTCGCATCCCTGTAGTAACGTAGATAAAGGAAGCATAATCTTTTTCCGAGAGACCAGTTATACCTTTTTTATTCGCTTTGTCGTTCAATGGTATAAACCTAGCGTGTAATGCACGGTCAAGCCGCACGACAGCCTCTATATTGCTCCAACTAACAGGTGTCAAAGCTGTTCTAAATTGATTCGTAAAGTCCACCATATCCGAACTTTTCGCTAAAAAATTAACTGCAACATTAGTCGCTTGTGGCCCATATTTCTTAGAAGTCAGAAATGGTTGTAGCCATACAAAACCTGGTGAAGGTGCCCCAGGTGCAGAGATCGTTTTCACTGCATCCTGCCACTGCATGTTAATTGCATCTTCCTGCTTATTTCGTTCTGATCGCAGAAACTGCCAAGATTGTACAACCAGTGTTGCTGCTAATGTTATGATGGTGACCAATGGAGTGAAGAGCGCCACGTAGTCTCTTAGCCGCTCAGATCGTTCGCGCTTTGGTGCAGTCTCATTCTGGCGCTTCAAACTGACAATCTCTTCATTGATCTTGTCGAGATCCGCATGGACTTTTCCCATATCCACAGCCAATTTCAGTGCCGCCGCCGCCTTTTCGACGGCATTCGCCATATCTGCTGCACTTTCTGCACCTTCTGCCTTGCTTAATAACGCCAAAGCTGCTGCACGCACATGTGCTATTTGCTCAGAAACAGAATCATTATTCTGCGGAGCTGATTCAGCATTATTACCATCAGCCATCTTCGAAGTCTTACTATCCATATATCAACCGATTACAATTATTTCATAACCACGAACTGAACTGGCGTATCACAAAAAGAATCTAAAATAACGTATTTGAAAAATATCAAGGCGAAATCAGCACTACAATTAACTTCTTCTTACTACCCGATAATTTACAGTATTTCAACAAACAGCGTAATATAAAACTGCCTAAACCGCCTCCAGCCCCTACGCTACCCCGCAAATCTTTGCTAATCTTTTTCAATCTTTATCTTTTTATTTAAATATATTTGCTTATTTTATTACATTTTATTGTTTCTTATTTGAAATAAAATGCTATAAACCATGAAACTCCTGCCTCTTTCGTTCCTGCAATTGTTTATGCCAAAACCACTTGGCATTGATGGCGACGCTTCCGGCGGCGGCGGCTCCCCTGCCGCCGCGCCACCTGCCGCTTCTGAAAAGATTTTTACCCAGGCTGAGCTTGATGCTGCTGTTGCCCAGCAGGTTGCCGCTGCTGTTGCTGCTGCCAAGGCGCCATTTACCGGCATTGATATCGATGAGTACGAAAAGCTGAAGGCTGATGAGGTGAAGCGTGCCGAGGATGTCCTGAAATCTAAGGGACAGTATGAGCAGCTGCTTGCCAATACGGTGAAAGAGAAGGATGTGGCTTTCGAGAAAGCCCAGCGCGAGGCAGCTGAGCAAATAAAGATGCTTGCAGGGATGCTTGAGCGCTCGGAGGTTGACGGGAAGCTGCTCTCTGCAGCAACCGCGCTCAAGGCGCTGAAGCCTGAGCAGGTATCGGCTCTCCTGAAGGGCTCAATCAAGTTTGACCCGCTGACCGGCGTGAGTGTGGTTGATGGGGCTGGCAATCTGGTAAGCAAAAATGGTAAGCCGGTCTCAGTGGCTGAGCATGTGAAAATGTTCCTTGAGGCAAATCCGCACTTCCTTGCCGCTGGCCCTGGTGGCGCTGGCAGTCAGGGTTCGGGAGACGGCAGAAGCAGGGCGGCATACAAGCTGAGTGCGGAGGATGCCCGCGACCCTGCGAAGTACAGGGCTGCGCGCGATGCTGCCATGAAGGCCGGGACGACCGTTGAAATAGAGCGATAACGATAACAGAAACCTATAAGGAGATTGAGTTATGCCGACCAATGTATTGGGAATTTATGATCCTCTCTTTTATGCAAACGAGGGGCTGATTGCACTTGAATCCTCTCTCGGTATGTCCGGAAGGGTGCATCGTGGCTATGACAAGGATTCGAAGGCGAAAGGAAGTACGATTGAAATCAAGAAGCCTGGCATTTTCACCGCTCAGGATGCCCCTTCGACTGACCAGAACATCGAAACCAGCTATGTTGAGATGAAGCTTGACCAGTGGAAAGAGGTGAAGTTCTCGCTGACTGACAAGGAGCTCTCCTTTACCGGCGACCAGATCATCACCGATCATATCCGTCCTGCAGTCTACGCGCTTGCCAAGGATATCGACACGAAACTGAACTCGCTTGCTGCATACGTGCCATGGTATGTGGATGCCCAGGCGACAACCTCGATTGACGATCTGACCAACCTCAGCCAGGTGATGTTCGACAACAAGGTGGCAATGGATGACGGCTCGCTGCATCTTGAAGTCGGTTCTACGCTGAGGGGAGGATTCCAGAAGGTATTTGCCAGCAACAACCTTGCCGGACAGGCCTCGCAGGATGTGCTGAAAACCGGCCATATCGGCAACTGGCTTGGCTTCGAAATTTTCGGCAACCAGAATGTGAGCACGCACACGAAAGGCACCTGCTCGCTTGCAACGCTTGCAGTCAATGGCGCTCAGGCGAAAGGCAGCTCGCTCATCAACCTTGATGCCGCAACAGTGACCGGCACGCTGCTGATGGGTGACACCTTCAGCATTGCAGGCGACAGTCAGCGCTATGCGGTGGTCAATGAAACCGCGGTGACTGCTGCCGGAAACGCCTTCTCCGGCGTGCAGATATACCCGCCGCTTGCCCAGGCAGTGGCTGACAACGCTGTGGTGAGCATGAGTTTCATGAACTTCACCAACAACATTGCCTTCCACCACAACGCCTTTGCGCTGGCCATGGCTCCGCTCTCCGATATCGGCGAACAGCTGGGCAATGCAAGGGTTGCAACGGTATCTGACCCGGTAAGCAAGCTTGCCATGCGCTCCCGTATCTGGTATGCGCCCGATACCTCTGCAGTCAAGGTGGCGCTCGATGTGCTCTATGGCGTGAAGTGCCTGGATCCGAATATGGCCTGTCTGCTTCGCAAATAAAGAGCTGAGGAGCGAGTGCTGAGTGCTCGGCAAAAGAACCCGGCACTCAGCACTGCGCACTCGAAACTTTTGAGATATGAGTTATTCGTCTGACAGTGATCTGATGGAATACCAGCCTTATGTCTTTGAGCATGGGATCAGTGAGTTCACCGGTTACCATGTGAAAGCTGCATCGGACATTGTGCGGGACATCAAAGCCCTCTGGCTGCCGCTGCAGAACACGCTTGTCGATCCAGCCCGCAGGAGCATGAGCCTGCTTGCCACCGATTCAACGCTCTTCGATGCTGCCAGCCTCAATTCTACGCAATGGGTAAGGGCCTCGGTCTACCGGGTGCTCGGCTGGTATGTGCTGCCGCGGCTTGCCGCTTCGGTGGGCGGACAGGGCTTCCTCTCAATGCTTGCTTTCTATGAGAGAGAGTACATGGGTGAAATGCAATCGGTCTTTGGTGAAGGGGTTGAATACCTCATCAATGGTGTCTATGAGAAGATATTTGTCATGCCGCTTGCCGAGCGTTCAAGAGTGCGGCGATAATAACCGGTACCGAATGCCATGCTGCCATTCAACGAAACAAGGAAAGTAACCAGTCAGCAGGGATGGTGCATGACCGGTCCTTCCGATCAGGATGGTGAATGGAAGATCCGGCAACTGCCCGGAACGCTCTCCGGACTCTGGTATGATGTGCAGGAGCCGGGCAGCCGCTCGCTGCTGCTGAACGGAGCGGGATTTGTAACCCTGAACTGGGGACGGGGCACGGCCTATCAGGTAAAGTTTGATGCAATCGACAAGCACTATACTGCGGTCTATCCGGCTTCCGGGCGCTATGACATTGTGATAAAGGGAGAGGTGCAGCTGATAACGGAATTTGACTCACTCGCCGCTCCTTCGCTGCAAGGCGGCATAACCTCCTTCAAATACCTACTTGCGCTTGAAGTGCTGCAGCTTGCCGGCAGTGCGGTATGCGGCGATATCGCGGCGCTTGGCGGCCTGCTGCATCTTGCAACCCTGAACCTGAGCGGCTCTGACGTGACCGGCGACATCGCCACGCTGCCGGTTGCGCTGCAGCAGCTCGCATTGCAGCATACGCTGGTGCACGGCGACCTTGCGGCATTGCAGCGCCTGCCGCACCTGAAGAAGATCGACCTCAGCGGCACGCTTGCCGCCAGCTACAGCGGCGCGCTGCTGCCTGCATGGGCGAACGGCATTGTGCTGAAACTTGCTGACCTGCACCTCCTTGCCGGGGATATCGACCAGCTGCTGCATGACCTGGCAGCAACGGCAATACACAATGGCGTGCTTGATATCAGCGGGGTGAATGGCCGGCGCACCTCAAGCAGCAATGCAGCCCATGCGGCACTGCTTGCAAGAGGCTGGACTATCAGTTGCGTCATCGGCTATGCGACCTTCGGCTCGGCGGATATTACGTTCGGAGATTACAATGCGCGGTTTGAGGAGATTGCGGCTTGAAAATGCGGCGTGCTGACTGCTGAGAAAGAGAAACCGGAAGAGTGGTGATGACCGTAAAACATGAAGGGGAACAATGGCTTATCTGATACCTGCTGCAGACGACTACCTCGGGCCCGGGGGGCATGTGAAGATGCATACGGCAGTGCTGGTTGATGCTGCAGCTCCCCTTGGCGCGCTGAAGATCAGGGATGACGGCTTTGTGCTTGTGGCGGGTCTGCTGGTGGACAATGCTGCTATTGACGGGAAGGTGGTGGATGGAGGGACTTTTTGAAAAGTGCTGAGGACAAGGGAAGATAAGATGGATTCCTCGAAGGAACCCGGAAGGACATGAGTGGAGGATTAATAATTAAACGAATGAGGGTATGGCACAGATACTGAAACTGAAACGGGGCAACTATGCTTCGCTGCCGACGAACGGGATGAATGCCGGTGAACCGATGGTGACACTTGATCGCGGCACGCTGCATCTTGCAACAGGCGCAGCAACAAAAATACCGGTGGTTCCTTCCATTGATGCCCTGGTGACGCTTCCGGCGATTGACGGCCCCAATGACCTTGTGATGCTGCACGACTACAGTGAGACGACCGGCCAGAAGGAGAAGAAGATCACCTTCGATGCCTTCAAGAGCGCGCTGAACATCCCGGCTGGCTCAACTGACGAGAAGGTAGCGATTATCACCGGCGGCACTGCGGGCTATCTCTGGGGTACTGACGGCACTGACGGTGTTGTACGGATGGGCACAAGCATGAGCTGGGCGAAGGGCTCCGGGAATGGCTATGTGACGCTGGATGTGGGAGTGGTGGACGGAGGGACTTTTTAAAAGAGTGCTGAGTTGCGGGTGCTGCGTGCTGAGGGAAGAGTAGAGAAGATTGAAAATGATAATAATTGATTATGGCCAAGCTACTTTTAAAACGGACTTCGGTGGCGGCGCGGGTGCCGACCACTGCCCAATGCGATACCGGAGAACTGCTCGTTAACCTGGCTGACAAGCTGCTCTATACCAAGGACGGAAGCGGCAACATCATGACGCTGCCGGGTTCGATGGCCTGGAGTGCTGTAACGGGAAAACCGACAACGCTCTCGGGCTATGGCATAACCGATGCTGCTGCCCAGAAGGCAACGGCGACGGTCTATGGCGGAATGAAGGCCTCGCTTTCGGGGACGACCCTGACACTGACAACAACCTGACCGATGCCGCTCACTTTCAATGGAACTACCGTGACTGCTGTGACCTGTAACGGTACTGTGCTCAGCTCGATCATCTGCAACGGCACGACAGTATGGAGCGCTTCTGCTGCTCCGGTTGTCGGTGCGGCCTATGGCGGCGGAATATGCGCCTATCTGCTGCTCTCCGGTGATCCGGGCTACAGCTCCTCGACGCCGCACGGGCTGATTGTTGCCACTGCCGACCAGGCTGCCGTGACTGCATGGAGCAACATCACGTCGGTTGCCGTGACCGGCACAAGCGCAAACCTTGGCAGCGGTGCAGCGAACACAACGAAGATCATGGCGCAAGCAGGGCATACGGCAAGCGCGGCAAAGAACTGCCGCAACTACAGCGGCGGAGGCTTCAGCGACTGGTACCTGCCGAGCGAGAAGGAGCTGGAAAAGCTCTGCATCAACTGCACGGCAATTGGCGTGATGGACCCGGAGGGCAACTACTGGAGTTCCACGGAGGTCAATGCAACAAATGTGAGCATCTACTCATTCTACGATTCTTCACCTTTTGATGATATCAAGAACAGCGACTATCCGACGGTTCGGGCGGTGAGAAGCTTTTAAAAAGAGATGCGGATGAAAAACGAAGATATACTTGGACTGGTGATCAGCGGCTTTCTCGGGGCCCTGACCAATATCTTCCATGGGCTTTACCAGAATATGATACTGGGCAAACGGGATCTGCTGATCCGCTTTACGGTTGCAGTGCTGGCGATATGCCCGGCCTACCTCTTCTGCGAATACATGGAGCTGCCGAGAGACCTCTCCTTTATTGTGGGCTATATCTCCGGTGCTCTCGGTGACCGGGTTATCAGTGAGATTTACCGCAGGGAGAGAAGGATTTTCAACTTTTTCGCTGGCACCATTGATGATGAGACACCGCAGGAAAGAAGGAGAAACATGACAAACCAGGACAACAAACCGAAAAAACCATGACTGAAACAATAGATGGCGGGTACTGCTGACAGGGATGGGCCGGATACCGCCCGGACAGACGAAAGATAATGAGAGGATGTACTGAGAGGCTTGCAGCTGATGAAGCTGATTTTATACAACTAAACGGAGACAGATAATGGAATGGATTCAGGCGAATTGGGTAAACATCACGGCGGCTGTCGGTGGTGTGGTAACGCTCGCCTCGCTGATTGTCAAGATGACACCATCGCAGGCGGATGATGCCATGCTTGCCAAAATCATCGCGGTGCTGAACGCTCTTGCACTCAACCCGAAACAGTAATGGAAACTTTTTTCGATCGGTTGATGGCCGTCATTGTGCGTTCCACCATCAAGGCCCTTGCAGAAAAAGGCGTGCTGCAGGGGCTGGTGGATGCCGTACTTGGGGCAATGTCGCCACGGCAGATTATTGCAGGCAAACCAGACAAAAACGATGATGCATTTATCAACTCGGCGAAAGCTGACGGGTGGGGCGGTGATACTCCCCATGCTGGCGCTCTGCCTTGAGGGCTGCGGCAGCCGCGTGGTCTATCTTGGCAACAGCACAACAAGAACGGTCCAGCTTCGGGAAACTGTCAGAAATGTGAAAGTGTGGGTGAAGGACTCAACCGGTACTGCTGTGCCCGGCGTTGCCGACCTGCTGGAAGGTGGATACTACCGCAATGACCTGACACTCGAGAGGCCCGGTGCAACTGAAGCAAAAGCGCGTGCCAGGCTGCCTTCATCGCTGCAATGAACCAGCCGATCTACAAGATTGACCTGAGCCTGATGCTGCCGCACCAGCGTGCCTTCTGGCAGCTGCCGAACTTTATCAAGCTGCTCGTCGGAGGGTACGGGTGCGGCAAAACCCGCATCGGTGCCCTGCGCTCCATCTGGAGCTCCTATATGAACTCCCCCATCCCCCACCTCTATGTCTCGCCGACCTACAAGCAGGCGCGGAAAACAGTCATTGTCTCCATCAGGGAGATGCTCGACCGGGGCACTGTCAACTATATCTACAACAAGACCAACCACGAATTCTTCATCCCCGACTGGAATGGATACATCTGGATTGCAAGCGGAGACGAACCGGAATCGCTCAAAGGGCCCAACCTCGCCACGGCAGGAATTGATGAACCCTTCATCATGCATGAGGAGATTCTCAGTGTAGTGCTCTCCCGGCTGCGCCACCCGGAGGCCTTCTACAGGGAACTCTTTTTGACAGGTACCCCCGAACAACTCAACTGGGGATACGAACTGGCGCAAAACCTCGACGGGCGATACGATCTTGGCACTGTTGTGGCGCGCACGGCAGACAATACCTTTCTCCCGGAGCAATTTGTCACAATGCTTGAAAAAGCTTTCGACGAAAATCAGCGTGCGGCCTATCTGAACGGGCAGTTTGTCAACCTGACGGCTGGCAGGGTCTACAAATATTTTGAGCGGAACATGATACAGGAGGGTGCGATGAACCAGCCGCTGCGTGCCGGGATTGATTTCAACATTGACAACATGACGGCGGAAATATTCTCGGTGATGTCGGACGGGGTGGTCTGCTTCCATGACGAAATCCACATCGACAACTCTACAACCTACGAGCTGGCCGACCGCCTGCATGAGCGCTACCCCGGCATAACCGTCTTCCCTGATCCTGCAGGACGGGCGCGCAAAAGCTCTTCGGATGCAACTGATTTTACCATCCTGCGAGACAAGGGCTTTACGGTGGAAGCAAGGCCGGCACACCCGCCGCAACGCGCCCGCGTGAATGCAGTCAACAAGCTGATGCGCGAAGGCAAGCTGCGGATAAGCGCCAGGTGTCCCCGCCTCGTGAAAGACTTTGAGCAGGTAAGCTGGAAATGCGGAGAAATCGACAAGAGCAACGAGGCGCTCACCCATGCATCCGACGCTGCAGGCTATGCAATCGAAAAACTCTTTCCTGTGCGGATGCCGGACATGAACATCAGGCAGCCGATGCACTGGAGAGTTTAAGAATAATGATGAGAAGTTTTTCAAACCAACCGGAACAGGAAAATGGCGAACAGTGTCTATACAGCGAATACAGATGACTGGAAGATGTTTGAAGCGGCTTACAAGGGCGGGCGGGCCTGGAAGGAGATGAACTATCTCTACCAGTATATCAATGAGAGTGCAGCGCAACTGCAGGAGCGGGTGAAGCAGACGCCGCTTGAGAACCATTGCGAAGGGGTGGTCTCGACATACAGCGGCTTTATCTGGCGCGAACCTCCGAAACGCAATCTGGGAACGCTGAACAATAATGTGCCGCTGAACTCCTTGCTGCATGATGCCGACCGCGAAGGCACTCCATACAATGAGTTCATGAAGCAGGTGCTGATATGGGGCTCTGTCTACGGGGTGGTATGGGTTATTGTGGACAAGCCGGGCTCTGCGGCATACACCAAGGCTGATGAAATCAATGGCGGCATAAGGCCCTACCTGCGCTTTTACACCCCGCTTGATGTGACCGATTTTGAGTTTACGCCGAAACCCTCCGGCGAATATGAGCTGACCTGGTTCGAGGTCCAGGAACAGTACACAACACGAGAAGGCGACGTGAAAATTATCCGCCAATGGTCAAAAGATACAGTGGTGACCAGCACAACCGTTGGAAAAACCACGCAAACAATCACGATAAAAAACCCGATTGGCCGCATACCGGCAACACCACACTACAACAAGAAGTCACTGACAAGAGGCCTCTCCACCTCCGACCTGCAGGATATAGCCGGAGTGCAGATCAGCATCTATAACGACCTCTCCGAACTGACCCAAATGATCAGGGGCGCAAACCACAAAACACTTGTCAAAAACCTCAATGACCAGGCCTCGACCGGTGCGGGCGGCGTTATTATCATGGATCCCGACACACCTTCAGGCAAGCTTCCTTATCTGCTGCAGGCCGATGCAAGCGCACTGACCGGACTGCTTAACACCATTGACAAGAAAACCGAAATGGTCAACCGCATGGCGCACCTCACACCGGTGCGAACCTACCGCGCCCAGGTTGTTTCGGCTGTGGCGATGGAGACCGAGTTCCAGATACTCAACACGCTGCTTGCCGAAAAGGCGGCCCAGCTGCAGCTGACCGAGTACAGAATCTTTGAGATTTTCTGCGCATGGGAAGGAATCGACCATGCAAATGCAGGCTTTGAGGTGAACTATCCCACCCACTTTGAGCTGCGCGACAAGCAGGCTGACTTGAATTTCATCAAGGCGGCACGGGAAGCGGCAGCGATGATCAATTCAGCCACCTTGCAGACAGAGCTGAACAAGCAGCTGGCGCGAATTGCGCTGCCGGATGATGATTTGATTGAGAAGATTGATAGGGAGCTGAGCAAGGGGAAGGGGGCGGTGGCGGTGCAAGCTGGCTCAGCTGCTGCTTAATGACTGGATAGCTCCCTTTTTACTTGGGGAGTGAATTGAGATTGTTCCGTATCGTTACTGTGGTCGGATGATCTTTGCCAAGCGCCTTTTCATCAATTGCCAGTGCACGGCGGTAGAGCGGCTCGGCTTCGGCATACTTGCCCTGCGAATACAGTAATCCCGCAAGATTGTTCAGGCTTGTTGCTACATCAGGGTGATCTTTGCCAAGTACTTTTTCCCTGATCACCAGTGCACGGCGGTAGAGCGGCTCGGCTTCGGCATACTTGCCCTGCGTGTACAGCAATCCCGCAAGATTGTTCAGACTTGTTGCCACACCAGGGTGATCGGGGCCAAGAGCTTTTTCCTTGATCGCCAGCGCACGGCGATAGAGTGGTTCGGCTTCGACATACTTGCCCTGCGAAGCCAGCAATAACGCAAGATTGTTCAGACTTGTTGCAACATCAGGGTGATCGGGGCCAAGAGCTTTTTCCTTGATCGCCAGCGCACGGCGATAGAGCGGTTCGGCTTCGACATACTTGCCCTGCGAAGCCAGCAATAACGCAAGATTGTTCAGACTTGTTGCAACATCCGGATGATCTTTGCCAAGCGCCTTCTCAGAAATCCCCAGCGCACGGCGATAGAGCGGCTCGGCTTCGGCATACTTGCCCTGCACTTTCAGCAATCCCGCAAGATTGTTCAGACTTGTTGCTACATCAGGGTGATCGGGGCCAAGCGCCTTCTCAGAAATCGCCAGCGCACGGCGATAGAGCGGTTCGGCGGCGGCATACTTGCCCTGCGAAACCAGCAATAACGCAAGATTGTTCAGACTTGTTGCAACATCAGGGTGATCGGGGCCAAGAGCTTTTTCCTTGATCGCCAGCGCACGGCGATAGAGCGGTTCGGCGGCGGCATACTTGCCCTGCGAAACCAGCAATAACGCAAGATTGTTCAGACTTGATGCAACATTCGGATGATCTTTGCCAAGCGCCTTCTCATAAATCCCCAGCGCACGGCGATAGAGCGGCTCGGCTTCGACATACT